TCGGGGCGCACTACGCCGACTTCGTCCGCTCCGGGCATCTCATGCTCGCCGCCGGCACCGGGACGACCTACGAGCAGCTGACGGGCGATCTCTCGCGCGTCAACTACAGCTCGATCCGCGCCGGCCTGATCGAGTTCCGGCGCGAGGTCCGGATGCTCGTCCACACGACGATCGTGCCGGCGTTCTGCCGCCGCGTCTGGGTGGCCTTCCTGCGCCAGGCGGCCCTGGCCGGCGCCGTCGAGCTCCCGGAGTTCGGCACCGATCCGCTCGGCGCGACGTCGGCCTGCTGGATTCCGCAGGGCTTCGACTGGGTCGATCCGCAGAAGGAGACCGCCGCCGCCCGGGACTCCGTCCGCGCCGGCTTCCGGACGCGCCGGAGCGTCATCCTCGAGCAGGGCGACGTGCCCGCCGACGTCGAGGCCGAGTTCGCCGAGGAGCAGGCCGCCGAGAAGGCGCTCGGGCTCATCTTCGACACCAACGTCACGGCGGTCCCGGCCGCCAATCCGTCAACCCCACGGACGGAGCTCCTGACACCCGCGCCGACCGCCCCGCCAGCGTCCGAGCCGGGACCGCCGCCCCCGGCGGCGCCGCCGCAGCGGGCGGCCCGAGGCCGCCATGGCTGAGTACCATCCTGACGTTCTCCACACGCTCGGCAAGACGCCGCTCGCGATCGAGCCGCGGGCGTTAGGCCGGATCCTCGCCGTCATTGCCGGCCGCCAGGAGCCGGCGGCGGTGCGCGCGGGCGGCCCGCAGGTCGTCGGGGAGACCGCTGTCATCCCGATCGCCGGCCCGATCTTCCGCCATGCGTCGCCGCTGTTCGAGGCCATCTTCGGGGCGACCTCGGTCGATTCCATCCGCGCGGCGCTCCGCGCCGCCGCCAGCGCCGCCGGCGTCCAGTCGATCCTGCTGGCGATCGACTCGCCGGGCGGCGAGGTCGCCGGGATCGCGGACCTCGCTGACGAGATCGCGGCGACGGCGCAGCAGAAGCCGATGACGGCGGTCGCCGATCCGTCGATGTACTCGGCGGCCTACTGGCTCGGGTCCGCCACCGGCCGCGTGATTCTGCCGCGTGACGGCGGTGTCGGCTCCGTCGGCGTCCTCGCCGTGCACGTCGACGAGTCCCAGCTGCTCGACAACATGGGGCTCAAGGTCACCGTGCTGAAGAGCGGGGCCCGGAAGGACCAGTTCTCCTCGCTCCAGCCGCTCTCCGACCAGGCCCGCGGCGAGCTCCAGGCGCAGGTCACCCAGCTCGCCGGGACGTTCTTCGCCGCCGTCGCCGGCTACCGCGGCCTCTCGCCGGACGCCGTCCGGGCCTTCGAGGGCGGCACGTTCACCGGGCAGGCCGCCGTCGATGCCGGGCTCGCCGACGGCATCGGCACCACCGAATCGACGCTGCAAGCGATGCAGCGCCCGACCCGAGTCACGCGGCGCATGCGCGCCGAGAAAGGACAGAACGACATGGCAGACGACCACGCCAGCGGGACGCCGATCCCCGAGCCGTCGCCCGCGCCGACACCCGTGGTCGTCGCGGTCGACGAGAAGAAGATCGCCGACCTGGCGCAGGCGCGCGAGCGCAAGCGCAACGGGGCGATCATGAACCTCTGCGCACTCGCCGGGAAGGCGGCGAAGGCGGCGGAGTACATCAACTCGGATCTCGATCTCGAAGCGATCAGCGAGCAGCTCTTGAAGGCGGCCGCCGCGGACGCGGGCCCCGAGCTCGACGCCGCGCAGCCCGTCGCCGCGCAGCGCCCCGTGCTGACCTACGAGGAGATCTACGCGCGCCGTCGCGAGGCCGTGGCTCGGGCGCAGGGGAAGGTGACCTGATGCCCTTCACCACCAAGGTCGAAGGCAAGCACACCGGCGAGTTCATCGCGTCGGAAGCGAACGGCACGCAGTCGCGCGATCTCGGCACGCTGGCCTCGGGGCAGACGCTCCAGGCGGGCACCGTGCTCGGGCGCATCACCACCGGCGGCAACCTGACGCAGTGGAACCCCGGCGCGGCCGACGGCAGCCAGAACGCCATGGGCGTCCTCTACGACAACGTCGATGCCAGCGCCGGCGCCGTCACCGTCGTCTTCATCGCCCGCATGGCCGAGGTGAACGACAAGGAGCTCGTCTGGTTCGCCACCGCCACGGCCCCGCAGAAGGCCGCAGCCCGCACCGCCCTCCAGGCGCTCACGATCCTCGTGCGGCAGTCCGGCAACACGCTGGCGTAGGCGGGAGGAACACGATGGCAACCCTCGATCCATTCGTCGCCGACGCGTTCACCCTCCGCAACATGATGGACGCCGTCAATCGCATTCCCTACACGCCCGGTCGCGTCTCGGCCCTCGGCATCTTCGACGAGAAAGGTGTCGCGACGACGACCGTCATGATCGAGCAGAAGGACGGGCTCTTGAGCCTCGTCCCGACGACGGCTTACGGCGCCCCCGCGATCCAGGGGCAGCGGGAAAACCGGAAGATGATCCCGGTGGCGATCCCGCACATCGCGCTCGAGGACACGATCATCGCCGCCGAGATCCAGAACGTCCGCGCCTTCGGCACCGAGAGCCAGCCGCAGGCGGTCACCACCGTCCGGGACGAGCACCTGACGACCATGAATCGCTGGATGGACGCCACGCTCGAGCATCACCGGATCGGCGCGCTGCGCGGGAAGATTCTGGAGGCGGACGGCACCACCGTCCTCTTGGACATCTTCGCCACCTTCGGCGTGACGCAGGTCGCCGAGTACGCCTTCAACTTCGCCGGCGGCACGATCGATCCCGTCCTCACGGCGAACCAGATCGTGCGCTCGATCCAGGACGAGCTCCAGGCGGCCTCGACGATGACCGGCTGGCACGTGCACGCCCTCTGCAGCTCGACCTTCATGGACGACTTCGTCAGCAACCAGAAGGTGAAGGATTCGTATGCCCGCTACACCGACACCGGCACGCCCGGCATCGTCGGCGGCTTCCTGCGGGAGACGCACGTCCGCCAGCTGCCGTTCGTCTGGAACGGCATCGCCTGGGAGGAGTACCGCGACGCCGGCGCCGGCATCGGCAGCTTCGTGCCGGCCGACAAGGCGATCTTCTTCCCGGTCGGCATCCCGGGCCTGTTCCCGAACTACTTCGCCCCGGCCGATTTCACCGAGACCGTCAACACGCTCGGGCTGCCGCGCTACGCGAAGGCGGCGTTCGATCCGGAGTTCAACCGCTGGGTGAAGATGCACACGCAGATGAACCCGCTGCCGATCTGCCTCCGGCCGCGCTGCCTGCAGATCGCCCGGCGCGGAGCCTAGACCACGAGCCAATTCGATCCAGACGTGACAGCGCTGTCGGCGACCGTGGCCTCGGTCTTCGGCGACTCGGCGCTGTTCACGGCACAGGGCGGGACGGCGATCTCCGTGATCGCCGTCTGCGCCTACCACAACGATGCGGTCGGCCTCGGGCCGTTCGAGATCGACGTCCGATCTCCCGGCCACGAGGCGCGCATCGGCCAGGCGACCCTCGGGACGCGGCCCGCCAAGGGCGACACGCTCCAGATCCTCGCCGGGCCGCACCTCGGCACGTATGCGCTCAAGGACGTGGCCGAAGACCTCGAGCGCAGCGAATGGATCTGCGATCTCGGGGGCTGATGAGCATCGGGCCCGGTGCGCCGGGCATCGATGATTTCACGACCGGCGGCTTCGATCCCGCCGGCTTCGATCCGGCGGGCTTCGACGTCGGCACCCCCGAGACCGGCGGCCTCGTCGTCAGCCGCAACCGCGATCGGCCGTTCGACCTCGCGGCGGCGGGTGGGACCATCATGCGGGCAACGCCCGCGACGCCCGCCGCGCCTGCCCCGGTGGCGCCGCCGCCGACCGCGGGCGCAGCTGTCCTGCCCGTGCCGGCCGGCGCCGACGGCACGGTGCTCCGCGATCAAGATCGGCCCTTCGACCTGGCCGCCTGACCATGCGCCGCTTCCTCACGCTCCTCGTCGTCCTCGTCGCGCTCTTCCCGCGCCAGCTCGTCGCGGTCCCGCCGCTGTACCCGAGCTACACGTGGACCGATCCCTCGGGCGTCGTCGTCAAGAACGACTTCAATCAGGTCGCCGCCGAGATCCAGGCCATCGAAGGCCGGCGGGCGGGCTTCGGGCATTTCGCGACGCGGCCGACGGCATCGACCCTGCTGACGAACAAGCTCTGGATCGTCGACGACTGCACGAACAACACGACCTGCCCCGCCGGCACCGGGACGGCGGGCACGCGCTGCCTGACCCGCGTGAACGATGCCGGCACGGGCTGGGACGTCGGCCCGTGCGACGGCGCCGGCGGCGGCAGCGGCACGGTGACGTCGGTCACGTGCGGCACCGGCATGACCTGCACGCCGGCGTCGATCATCGCCACGGGCTCGGTCGCGCTGACGGCGCCGGTCGGCGTCGCCAACGGCGGCACCGGGCTCTCCACGTCGACCGAGGATGCCGTCATGGTCGGCAGCGGCACGACGGCCTGGCAGGCGAAGACGCTGCCGCTCTCGACGGGCGCCGGGCAGGTCCTCCAGTACGACACGACGGCGAACACGTTCAGCGCGCACACGCTCGTCGACGCCGACATCCCGGACATCCTGACGTTGAATCTCCCGAGCTCGACGCTGACCGGGATCATCGCCGACCAGCTCCTCGTCGGCACGGGCGCCGCGGTCGGCGCCTACAAGACGCTGACGGTCTGCACGGGCGCCTCGAAGGCGCTGACGTACGACACGGCGACCCACACCTTCGGGTGCAACACGATCAGCGGCGGCAGCACGAACGCGCTCCTGGACGGCGTCAATCACACCGACACGACCGCCGGCACGGTCGCCCGCGGCGACGTCATCACCGGCCAGGGCGCGACGCCCAAGTGGACGCGGCTCGCGAAGGGCACGGCGAGTCAGTGCCTGCAGATGGACGGGACGGCCACAGACGTCGTCTGGGGCGCCTGCGGGGGCGCAGGCACTACGAACGCCTTGCTCGATGGCGTGAATCATACCGACACGGCGGCCGGGACGGTCACGCGGGGCGATCTCATCAGCGGCCAGGGGGCGACGACGAAGTGGACGCGTCTCGGCGCGAACGCGACCACGAACAATGAGTTCCTCCGCTCGACGAGCAGCGTCTCCTCGGGCGAGCCCGTGTGGGCATTCGTGGGTTTCGGGGACGTGCAAACCGGCTCCTCGAGCGCGAATCTCACGGTGGGTACTGGCGGGCAGATCAACGTCTCGGGCGGGCATATCTACGCGCCGTGGGCTGATCTTCAGCAAGGCACGCTCTCGGGCGCGGGCTTGAATTACCTGATCGGCGCCGGGACGAACCTCGATACCGTCGCGGGAACCAGTGGCGCGATTCTCGGCATGACGTTGAACGCAGGTAGCACCGCGCTCTCGGGACCGCGCGATCTCAACGTGACGCAAGCCACGAACACGGCCTCGACAATCGGCGTCGCGCAAACCGCCGTCGCCGCTGGCAAAACCGCGCACTTCGTCGCGCAAGCCACGGGCGACGGCACGGTCGGCATCACCGGCACGAACTCCGTGTCGAGTTGGTCGCAAGGCATCGCAACCGGCTCGGGCGGCCACTGGACGCTCTCGAACAGCGCGACGCAAGGCACGAACAATGTCCTCGACTGCATTCCCGGCTCACCGCCTGGGTGCACGCTCAACGTCGGCGTCAACGTGCAAGGCGCCTCGGCGTTCCTGAAGCCGCTCAGCGGGGGCACCATCGTCGCGAATGCGATCGGCAATGCCTCGGCGCCGGTTGGCACCACGACGCCACTCGCCCAGGGCGACTTGCTGGTCGCAGATGCGACGCCCGCGTTCTCGCGGTTCGGGAAAGGCGCTGCGAATCAGTGTCTTCAGATGGATGGGACCGGGACGACTCTCACGTGGGCGGCTTGCTCGACGGGCGGCGGGACGGTCGCGTTTAACAACATCACGTCGGGCACGCCGAACACCACGGCCACAATGCAAGTTGGGACGGGCGCGTCCTTGGGACCGACTGGAACGGGCGTGGTGAATGCCAATCAACTGAATGGCGCCTCGTGCGCGTCCGGCGCGGACTGTTTGACGCAATACGCGTTGCTCGCTGGCCGGACCAGCGGTCAGACGCTTGCTGGTGGTACAGCAACAGGTGACAAGCTCAGTCTCAAAGGCACCACGAACGGGTCACCGCTCAGTACGAGCACTGTGGATATCGTGAACTACGCGCGGTTCGATCCAGGCCCATCGTTGTCGGCTACGGACGCGGCGATTATTGTGGCCGCGCCGACCAGTACGATCACGGCGAATTATCAGGAAGTCGAACTGTTTCGAGGCGTCACGACCCTGGGCGCCGGGGCTGTGCTCCGCGGTATTTCACCCGTCCACTACAACGGCGCCACCGGCGGGGCGAAATTCGTGTTCACAGGGAATCCCGGAGCGCTCGGCTCCGTTGAGATGTTTACGGAAGACGCGGATTACTGGATCAACACGAACGCCAAAATCCAAACTGGACCGTTCACCGCATACGGGGACGGGCGCAAATTTGCGGTAGATGCGACCACTGGCAACTCGCCCTATTTCAACATCAAAGACGGGATCACGCATGCAGTGAATGAGATCAATACAGGAGGGCTGATCTTCGCGACGAACGGCACGGCGTCTCCGACCGCTTGTGCGGCGGACTCCACGTGCGACACGGTGAATGGGCCTGGCGACGGACGCTGTAATGTTGGCGCTGGTCACTGTTACCTAGGCCACGTCGCGCACATGGACGCGATTAATTGGGGCACGTTTGCTGGCTATAGCGCTGACTGGCTCATCGATCAGTTCACCGGACTCTGGCAACGGTCGCCGGGTGGCACTGGTATCGTGACCAAGGAGGTCGGTGTTGACCTGAATCTGACGCAAGGCGGAACGCGGATTTCGATGCAATCGGCGGACGGTGGCACGACGATGCGGCACGCCGGGTCTGTCGATATCGGCAGTGTGAATGATCCAGGCAATACACGTCTCGTGGTCACCGGGACGAACACGAACAATCCGGAGCAGACGATCGATGCGACCGGCTCGATCACGTCGGATTTCTCCGGGATCAGCATTTGGCCCGCTGGTCTCTCGGCTGGAGCCGCCGCGACTGTGAAGCCGTTTAAAGCAGCCACCATGGTGACATGGACGGGCGACTCGAATGGCATCAGTGCGGGGGACGATGCTGATCTGGAACTGCAACATACAAATGGTACCAGCGGCGGCACACGAACTCTCGCGGGACGGACGTCCATCTACGCAGCGCCGACGTTTCTCGCCAACGGCACTTCAACAGGCAAGCTTAATATCACAGACGTTGCGACTGATGCAGCGTGTGGAGTGAATTGGAGTCCGTCCTTTACGACGAGCAACTCGTCTACGGGTAATACCGCTGCGACGGTGAGCGGGCTGCATAGTAAGGGAAGTGTCGCAGCAAACTGGACGGTCACCAAATGGGCGCCAATCGTCATCGACAATCCATCCAACAGCGGTGCCATCACGACCCTGGTCGGGATCGATATAGGCAATCTCACCGCAGGCGTAACGGATCTCTCCATCCGGTCTGCGGGCGGTATGATGGAACACGCTGGGCCTGTCCGTATCGGTGACACAACGGCGCCGACGCAACAGTTGGAGGTGCTTGGCAACGTCTTGCTCGACAACGCAGGCACCGCCAGCGAGCTTCGATTCCGGGAGCCCTCCGCGAGCGGCGCGACCTACACGGCGTTCAAGGCGCCCGTCCAGGCCGCCTCCGTGACCTACACGTTGCCGGTAGCAGACGGGGGCGCGGGCGATCAGTTGACGACGAACGGCTCAGGCGTGATGTCATGGGGCAAGCCGGCAATACAGGTCGCGCTCCCCGCTGCTGCGTGTCAAGGCGCCACCGCCACCGCAAACTGGGATTTGCCTACGACAGAGCCCGCACGTGCGTCGTGCGTGACGGGAACGAACATCCAAAAGGGCGTTCTGCTCTTTGAAGATGGGACCACGACGACGAGCGAGTCGGCGCAAGTGAACTTCCCGCTGTCGGGCGATTTCACTGAGGGCAGCGGTGTGATCGTCGCCCTCAAATGGTCGTCCACGGACACGAACGTCGCGCATGCGACGCGGTGGTGCGTTCAAATCGTCTGCGTGGCTGATGGGAGCACGGATGATCCGGCCTTTGGCACTGCGGTGTGCGTCAATGACGTGACGAAGGCGACCTCGCTGCAAATGAACGACACGTCCGTCAATATCACCGGCACTGGCTGTGCGGCGGCCTCACTCATGCACCTTCGGGTCTATCGAGACGCGAAGAACGCTGCGGATACGGTCGTCGGGGATTCTCAACTGACCAGCGTGCTGGTTACCCTCAATCGGACCTGACCCATGCGCCGGTGGTGGTTGCCGATACTGCTTTATCTGGTCGCCGCGCCCGCGCTGGCGCAGACGACGGTCAACTCGAGTTGCACGGCGGCCGCCGGCTGGGCCACGACGCCGACGAACGCGCTCGCCGGCCCAGACAGCGCCTACGCGATCACCGCCGTCACCGGGCAGCCGTCGCTCAACATCACGACCTGCGCCTTCGCGATCCCGGCGGGCGCGACGATCAACGGCATCCAGATCCGCGTCGTCGGCTGCGGCAACGGCACGACCGGCCAGCGCACGATGAACGTCAACGTGATTGGTACCACGAGCTGCAACACGAAGACGATCGTGTTGAATACGTGTCCGAGCAACCTCGACACCACAGTGGGCACCACGGTGGACACATGGGGTTGCGCGAACCTCAGCCCATCCGTGGTCAATGCGAGCGGGTTCGGCGCTACCATCAACACTAATACCAGCCACGCGCAGACGGAGCAGATCGATCTCGTCACGCTGTCGGTGACCTACACCGGTGGGACGACGAGCACGACGACCACCACGACCACGATCGCGAGCACGACGACGACGACTACGGTCGGGCCGGTTGCTCGTCGCCGCCGGATCTTCCGCTTCCAATGAGCGATCAACTCGACCTGTCCGATGGGCAGAACGCGCTCGTCGAGGATCACATCACGGGGCGGCTGTGGTGGCAGGGCTGATGGACGAGATCTCGCTCATCGACGGCCCGCTGACGATCACCGATGATCTCGGTGACGGCCGATTCTACCGGCTCGATGCCAAGGTCGAGGCGGCCGTCCAGCGCGCGACCATGGCCGAGATCGGCCCGGCGCTGAACTCGCTCTATGCCCGCCTGCTGGCCGCGGCCGAGCTCGACCCGACCCTCGGCGGCCTCGCCCAGGTCCGCGAGGGTGCCGACACCGGGACGTCCCTCGAGGTCGCGATCAACCGCCACCAGTTCACCGCGGGCTCGGGACAGCTCCAGCTCGCGCTGCAGCTGACCTACTGGCAATCGGATGCCGCAGTCACGTCGCTCCGGGAACCGATTCTCGAAGCCTTGCAGGCCGCCCTGAACGGCGCCGCGGCGGGCCCCGATCCGTGTGTCCGCGAGCGCGTCCTCGCCACGCTGGTCACGCAGCTCACGGCGGCGCTCGGGCTGCCGGTCCAGCGGAACGCGGATCGCCCGGTCGCCGCCGGCGGCGGGCCCCAGGTCCTCTTCCACGACGGCCCGCAGATCGCCGACGACTCGAGTCTCGGGTACACCCTGTACCGCACCACCCCGGCGGTCGAGGTCTTCGTCCCGGGGCAGAACGCCGCGCAGCTCGACGCGCTCCTCCAGGTCGTCATCGGGGCGATCCGGGCGGCGAACCGGCTGGGCGGCCTCGCCTTCGACGTCACCGAGGGCGACACGAATCCCGACGTGCTCCGCGAGCTCTACTCGGGCCCGCTGCTCGCCGGCCGGATCGAGATCGACGTCTTCTTCCTGACGCCGTTCCGCAATCCGTATGTGAGCCTCTCATGACCCGGCTCGCCGTCCGCATCGTGCCCGATCGCGCGCCTGGGACGCCGATCCTCTGCCCGCGCTGCCGGCGGAAGAACGGCGTGACCATCATCCCCGGCGGCCGCCACCAGATCGTCTGCAAGCGCTGCAGCGCCGTCATCGATTTCGAGACCTGGCCCGACGAGTACGAGCCGCCGCCGCCGGAGCCCGCGCCGGTGACGGTGCTGCGCGTGCACGCCGGCGCCCCAACCCCGGCCGACGACGCCGGGCTCGGGACACCGCGGCCCGGAGCGGCCCTGTCGAAAGGATAGGGGCATGGCACTCCGAGTACGGAAGAGCACGCTCCAGGCGAAGCTGGAGGTGACGGAAGGCGTCGATCCCGGCAGCTGGGCGACCGGCGACGTCCTCTCGCTGACCGCCATCGCCGAGGCGATGAACCCGGACACCATCCAGCTGAACGAGTTCGGCGGCAGCTTGGACACCGGCGAGACGATTCTCGGCGCCTTCAAGCCGGTGCTGACCGCTCGCGGCGCGTTCCGCGGCTCCGGCTCCCCCGCCGTCCCGATCCCGCCGTTCTCGGCGCTCATGCAGGCCGCGGGATTCATCGAGACGCTGCACACAGCGACGATCCCCTCGGCGGCCGCGCAGATCTGCACCGGCGGCGCCGCCAACAACATCACGTTCGATCCGACGACGGGCACCGGCACGCAATGGCCGGCGACGACCGCCGCCGGCGTCAGCGGCGCCACGTCGCTGCTCGGCGAGGTCATCGAGCTCGCCGGCAACCCGGCGACGCCGACCTGGGCGACGATCACGGATTACTCGGTTACGGGCGCCATCGCGACGGTGACCATCGACCGGAACGCGACCGACTGCGGGGCCATCGGCGCCGTCTTCACGTCGGCGACGACGATCAGGCGACAGATCGGCACCAAATGGCAGCTCGGGTCACCGAGTCCGCATCCGTCGGTCACCGCCCGCCAGTTCCGCGACGGCAAGATGAACTTGTTCGTCGGCTGCCGGCCGAACCTCCGGCTGACGGCGACGACTGGCAGCTTCCTCGAGTTCGAGTTCGCCATCGGCGGCCAGTTCTCGTCGCAGACCGATCTCGCCGTCCCGGTGGCGCCGACCTTCCAGAGCCCGCCCGTCGGCGTCAACGGCTTCTGCACGTTCACCGGCGGTTCGCTCGTCGCCGTCCAGTTCGCCGTCAAGCAGTTCACGCTCGATCTCGGCAATCAGGGGCAGTATCCCGACGACGTCAACCAGCTGTCCGGCGTGCAGCCGTATCTCATCGGCTCGCGCAAGGTGAAGTGCCAGGTCGATCCGCTGACCGTGCTGGTCGGCACGCAGGACCGCATGACGGTCATCCGCAACCAGACGAAGGGTGACTTCGTCATCGGCTGGGGACCGAAGACGAACTACGGCGCGTTCGTCGGCAACAAGGTGTCGATCTTCGTCGACACGGCGAAGTTCCTCGACGATACGATGACGGAGGACAACGTCGTGCTGCGCGACACGCTGCCCTTCGAGCCGACCAGCTTCGACAACGGAGTGATCCTCTACCACTGGTAAGCCGCAGCGAAAGGAGCGACACGCGATGTCCCAGGGAGTACTCAACGGCGCGGCGGTGATTGCGGAGCTGCCGGTCTCCATCGAAGACCGGGAGCGCTTCATCCCGCCGCACTACAAGCAGGACGACGAGCGCGCGCCCGTCTACATCCTGGCGCCGCTCTCGCTCCGCGAGCGCCGCACGCTCAACCGCATGGTGATCGGCCTCTGTGGCATGTTCGTCAGCACGACCGAGCTCCGCGAGGCCTTGCGCGAGGCGGCGGTCACGGACTGGGCGCCGGAGCAGGCCGCGGAGGTCGCGACGACGATCGACATGATCGAGCAATGGGAGGGCGCGTCGGAGCGCGACGAGTCGGTCGAGAAGATGCTGGCCGACTACCGGGAGCGGCTCGGACGTTGGCAGAACGATTTGAGCCGCCTCCCGGGCGGCGCCCGGATCCGCCAGCTCTTCGAGACCCAGCTCGAGCAGCTCGAAACGCTCTCCAGCTTGGGCATCCGCATGTGCATCCAGGACTGGGAGCATCTCCGCGTCCCGTGCGTCCGCACGCGCGGGCTCGTGACGGAGGAGGCCATGCGCGCCGTGCCCGACGCGGACTACGAGGCCTTGAACGTCCGGTGCCTGGCGCTCCGGGAGGTGACGCCCGACCAGGAATTAGACTCCGCATCGCCGTGACGGTCGCGCAGCGACCGGAGGAATTCGCTGGCGGCGATGCGCTCCCGGGCGGCGGGGAGAACGAGCGCTGGGAAGTGGATGGCATGATCTTCGACCGAAATCCGAGACGGCTCCTGACCGTCGACGACAACGAGATGATGCGGATCTGGCACTGGACGCGGGTCGGGGACTTCGGCGGCGCCCGGCCCCTGCCCGATGCCGGCGGCATCCAGGACCAGGCCGCGGTGATGCTGGACGCGATCCGGATCATGGACGCGGCCTACGCGCGCCTCAAGAAGGCCGAGCGGCGCTGATGGCGTTCTCGCTCGGGGTGCGGATGGCGATCCGGGGCAAGCTCTCGCAGTACGAGCGCTCGGTGGCGGTCGCGCACACCGTCGGCATCCGCAAGGCGACCATCACGATGAAGACGAAGGGGCAGCGGGCGATCGAGCAGGGCGGCCTCGGCACCAAGCTGCCGCACGCGCTCCGCGGCGTCGTCTTCGACAGCCACGGCACCGACATCACGAAGCGCGGGATCGATCCGAATCCGCTCGGGATCGTCTACTCGAAGGCGACGGTGCGGCGGCAATCCGGCCCGGTCGATCTCCTCGGCGTCTTCCAGGCGGGCGCCGTCATCCTGCCGCGGAAAGGTCGCTACCTCGCCGTCGCGACGAAGGAGGCCGGCGGCCGCCGCGCGCGGCCGATGGCCGACTACCCGCCGACCACGTTCCGGATCACGCGCGCGCGCCGACAGGCCGGACCGAACCGCCCGGAGTTCATCGCCATCCATCGGGTCAGAAAAGAGGTCTGGTATCTCCTGTTCAGCGTCGTGCGGCTCCGGCGCCGCTACAACCTCGACATCATCTACCAGCTGACCGCGGCGAGCATCCCGCGGCTCATCGACGAGACCTGGGCGAAGGAGTCCCAGAAGCTCGAGGCGCAGATCGGACCCTGATGCCGACGATCACCTACATCTTCAGCCAGCAGGGCGGGCAGCAGGTTGCGCAGCAGTTCAACACGATCGCCGGCGCGGCGCAGGGCGCGACCCAGCAGATCAGTGCCGCGTCGTCGCAGACGACCGCGAGCCTCGCGAGCCTCAACACCGGCATCCAGGTCCTCCAGGGCTCCGTCCAGGGCCTCTCGGCGCAGCTCGGCGGCCCGCTCGCGCGCGGCCTGAGCGCCCTCAGCACGGCGGGCCCGATCGGGCTCGCGATCGCCAGCGTCGGGGCGCTCACCGGCGTCCTCGCAATCGCCGCGGAGAAGTCGGCGAGCTATGCCCGCGGATTGCTGCAGCAGGCCGAGGCCGTCGGCGTCAGCGTCGAGCGCTACCAGGAGCTCATCTTCGTCGGGCGCACGGTCGGCCTCTCCCAGGATGCCATCAGCGCGGCGCTCGCGCGCTTCGCGAAGAACGTCGGCGACGCCGAGCGCGGGCAGGGGCGCTTCGTCAAGACGCTCCAGCTCTCCGACCCGGAGCTGCTCAAGGTGCTCAAGGGGAGCGGCGACGTCACCGACAAGCTGAACGCCTTCCTCACGGCACTCACGGCCATCGACGATCCGGCCCGCAAGGAATCCCTCGTCATCCGCGGCTTCGGCGAGGGCATGAACGTCCTCGCGGGCGTGCTGCATACCGGCGCCGGCGGCCTCGCCGACCTGGCGAACCAGGCGCGGGAGAGCGGCAACGTCCTCGACGAGAACCTTCTCAAGCAGGGGAAAGCCGCCAGCATCGAGTTCGAGAAGCTCTCGGGCACCATCAAGAACACGCTCCTGCAGGCGTTTCTCGAATTCGCCCCGACACTCGAAAAGATCACCCTCGGCTTCGAGCATCTCCTGAAGATCATCCGCGAGCTCCAGACCGGCGGCGGCGCCGACATCACGCAAGTCAGCACGCGCTATCTCGAAGGCCGCGCCGGCGACGTGACGAAGGTCATCGCGCAGAAGGAAGCGCAGCTGAAGGAGCTCCAGGACCGCGCCCGGACGGGCGGCCCGACGCCCGCGAATCTCCCGACCGACGTCCCGGCGACGACGCAGCAAT